CACCTCGGTAAGAGCCAAACAAAGCAATGCCAATTGCCAGAGCGATATAGGGTAGTGGAATGCCAAACATTATTCTGCCTCTTGTCTGGCCGCAGCCAATTGCACGCGCTCATGGTCATCCTCAAGATGGTCCGGTGGCGTGTCTGGTGGTGGTCCAGGTGTCCAAGATTCATCTAACTCTGGATTGGTCCAAGTTGGCATAGCCCCAAATGGTTGGCTTGGGATGCCGTTGGTCTTTGCGTTAAACCCGTGATTGTTGCTGTAACCATATTGCTGGCCATAGCCGCCTTGCATTGGCTGGCACATCGGCTGCTGGCCCATGGGTGGTTGCTGCCTAGAAGTCATTGCCCTTTTACCAATAACACCGCCAATGCCGCCAACAATTAGAAGAACGATATCGTTCAGCATCTTTGTATAAGCCTGGTCAATGGGGGCCATTGATTTGATTGGCTGGGTGACAAAAGTCACTGAGTACAAAAGAGAAATCACGATAAAGAAAAGAATCAGGGTGACAGAGATCACCACAATGCTCCAGACCCTGACCTCGATCTCTTCAGTTGTTAGGTTTAACTTCGTCAACTTTTTTCTCCAAGATTGGTGCTACCAAGTATTCTGGGCAAGTCTGAGTGAATAGGCATCTAGGCTTTTGGCACTCTGTCGCATGAAAATTATCAGGGTTCTGGCACTTGTAACGATATTTTTCGTCACAGCCAGTCAGCAGTAAAAGAAGCAATAAATATCTCATTTTCCCAATCCTACTCTGCCCAGCAGTAAATTGACAATTTTGTCAGATAAGTCATCCGGCAAAAACTTCAAGAAGCCTAGAAACCATAATGCCACACACCCGTAAACGAATATCTTGAGACAAAGGTCAAAGGTCTTTTGGTACTCATTCACCGACCGCACCTTCTGGTGGTGGCACAAAACTCCATCAATTCATTGATGCCGATGGCCACCAAAAACAAGACAAAAGCCACACCGCCAATGATCATGGCCAGCTCTTGCATCTCGGCCTCTTTGGCCTTGGCGGCTTTCTCTGATTTTTGCAAAGACCTGAGTTCTCTTGCATCATCTATGTCCATCTGCTCTTGACGGGCTTTAATCTTGTTCCAGACATCAATCTTTCCTGTGGTCATAAAGAGCATTTTCAGCTCTTCCTCAAAGGCTCTGGCCTGCTCCAATGCCATCTCAATCTGTAATGCGGCTCCCATGCTAGAACCCTTGCTCTTCTTGGCCTCAATCAATGCCTTGGTGGCAGTGGACTTGGCATCAAACATCTTGCCAATCATTGGGGCAAGTGAGCCTAGATCATTGGCCACCTTGCTGGCCTTCTTGACCATGCTGATGGCTTGCTGAATGCCCGCAAGGGCTGTCATCGGATCAATCATTTTTTCTCAACCTTTTCCCATTTGAGACAAACAACCTTCCGATTGTAGACATCACCAGTCCATGCCCACCTGGTGCATCGATATTCGGCAGCTGCTGCTAATAGGACCAGAGCATAAATCATGGCCAAAACAAAATGATGACAAAACTGCCCCAAATTACAAACACAGTGATGCAGACCGCAGCAATGATTGCCACGGCCCAGTCTTTCATAGCCCGAATATTTTCTTGACGAATTCGGCAGCCACACCTGGTCCAAACAAGACCGCAATGATCACCGCATAGAGAAGATATTCAATTTTTGTCATGCGCTTGTCCCCATCGCGCAGTGACCGATCAATGTTGTTGTATCTCTCTAAACAGATCGCTTCATGCACGGCAAGCCTTTTGTCAACATCGGCATCCATGATTTTTAGACAGAAGTCTCAACCCAGTCAGGATTGTGTGGCCAAGTGATAGTCGCTCTTGCATCAGAAACAGTCGATGGGAAATCTCTCAGTGTCTGACGATATGTTGCCCACTCAGCTTTCTTAGGAATGGTGCAATCAGCAATCTGAGTCCAATCACAAGCAAGCAATAAAGCATTGCGGGTGTTTCTCAATTGTGCCATTGCAGAATCTTTGGCTGCTTGAATTTCTTCAGCACTCATGTCTGCCACTTTAACAATAGAAACAAATTCACCATCGTCATAAGCATCGCATGAAACCAACTTTTGTGTCAGTCGGTCATGTGCTTTAAAAGCATTGATCTTCTTGGCATTGTTGGCCGCCAAGAATTCATCACTTGGGCCGCTTGATGAAAATGATGTATTGCTAAACAGTTCACGATAATCGCCAACTGTGATGGGGCTTGTCAAAATTGCAATTTGCATGATATTTCCTTAAATTGGGCCTGTATCTGAGAATGCCGCAGTTGGCGGTGTGAAGTTTGCGGTGTATCGGGCATAGCCTTTTGTGATGCGTAGGTCATCTATGTAGCCGTTAAAATCAGTTGAGCTAACGCCAAAACCATGACCAACAAAAAATGGGTCGGAATTATCGTAAGATGATGAAGAAAAACCTGTTTGCGAACCTGCACTTACGCCATTTACAAAACAATTAAAAGTACCCGCAACTCTTGTGCAAGCCAAGTGATACCAAGCGCCAGTTCCTAAAGTTACGGAAAAAGTAGCAAAGTCAGAACCACCTGTGCCATAACCAAAATAAACAATATTTGATGCAAGTTCTATAAACCAACCAACTCCAACGCCTTGAGCAGTATTTTTTGCAACAATAGCTGGTGAATTTGATAATGAGTTTGCATAAACCCAACATTCAATTGTAAAAGGCCCTGTACCAAAATTTAAGTTTGGCGTTGAAACTGCGCTTAAATAATCCCCCGTTCCATCAAAAGCCAAAGACCCTGTTCCATACTTCTTTACGCTTGTTGAAATCTGTGCGTTGCCCACAGTTACCAAGTCGTTCATCATGGCGTTGTCAAAAATTGCGCCATTGGTCATGTTAATTAAAAGTTGAGTGTTAGTAATGGCGGTTACGGGTGATGTTGGTGGTGTAAATGCTGTTGTATAAACTGCCGTATTTGTGACTCGCAAGTTAGAAATGTAGCCTCCTAAATCTTCATCAGTTCCCGCCCAAGCTGCTCCACTAATTCGCACACCCGCACTATTGTTAAAATCCCATGTTGCACTATCTGTTGCAGAGGCAACTGATACACCATCTTGATAAATAGTGATGGTAGAGCCATTTCTAACAAGAGCCGCATGAACCCAAACATTTGTTGGTATTGCAGTTGGCGCAGTAATAAGTCCAGTGTTATATGGAGAAACCAAATGACCATTTGCACATAATTTTCCTGCACCTGCACCTGTTCCTATATCATTACCCACACTAAAAAAGCAGGCCCCAGTTGGGCCAGCATTAGATGAAAATATGCGTTGAATTGTTCTAACAACGGATGGAATAAAAAGCCAACACTCAACTGTAAAGTCACCCGTAAATGTAAAATTTGAACTACTTGGAGCAGTTAAATAATCTCCTGTTCCATCAAAGTACCCTGACCCACCAATCACGCTTGTGGAGTAGGCGGTAGCAGTACCAAATGGGTTGAAGCGTTGAACGCTTGGTGTGCCGTTTAAAGTTAGCGTAAAGTTGTTTGTGCTGTTGTCAACAAAACGATTGCTTTGGCAAGTCAACAAAGATGTGTTTGTGATTGCTGTAAGTGGTGTTGTGCTTGGCGTAAATGTTCCACTATACAAAGCACTTGTAACCTCACGCAAGTTTGAGATGTACCCCGTATAAGCGTTTGCATTGGCTGCATTCGTTCCAATTCTTCTAGTGGTTGACGTGAAGTCGTCTGAATAACTTGCTGATGAGCCTGATGCAACACCATTGATATAAATCTGACAAGTTCCTGATGTTCTAACAACGGCAAAATGAGTCCAAGTATTTACTGTAAACGCACTTGCCGCACTTGAAACTTTTAAGCCATTGCCATAGATTTCAATTGTCTGGCCATATTGAAAAACACCTAAACCTGTATTAGTAGCCGCAGCAGAACGCCCTTCATAAAGGTTTTGATAGGTTGCTGAAATATCAGTTGGGTAAAACCACAACTCAACAGTTACATTGCCCGTCCCTAAAGCAGTTGCAGTTGCTAGAGATAAATAACTAGACCCATTAAAGTAATTAGACCAATTAGACCCATAAGGCGAGAAAGAACCTTGAGTTGTATTGCCGTTGCGGGTAATGCTAAATGCGTTTGTACTGCTGTCTAAGAATGTATTGTTCTGTGCG